GCAAGACAAAATGAAATAAGTGAAAAAGAAATAGAACTAATAACAGCAGATCAAGATATAGAAGAACAGGCTGGAAGAGATTTACGAACTACAGAAATAGTACCAATGTGCCTAGAACTACTAAAACTATATAAAGGTAAAGATGGAAAAATATGGGCAAAGAAATGTACTAGATTAGCAACAATTATGGAAGATAGTTGTTTAGAGATAGATAGATATCCAGTAGCGCATATTTTATGGGAAAGAGTAAAAGGAAGTGCTAGAGGACAAGGAGAAGTAGAAACGTTAATACCTAATCAAATAGAAGTAAATAAAACAGCCACTAGAAGAGCATTAGCTGTTAAGCTTGTAGCTTTTCCTAAATTAGTTGCAAACACTAAATATATATCTAATACTAAGGCATTAAGCAAGGTAGGTACAACTATAGAAGTAGATGAGCTAAATGCAGATGATGTAAACAAAGTAGTTAATTATTTAAAGCCAGCTAGCATTAGTTCAGATGCATATCAATTGCAAAAAGAGCTACAAGAAGAAACTCAAAATTTAGCAGGTGCTAGTGATACAGTTACAGGAAATGTAGATCCAACACAAGCAAGTGGTAAATCTATATTAGCAGTACAACAAGCATCACAGCAACCAATAAATGAGCAAGTAGAAGCTTATAAAGATTTTATAGAAGACATAGCTCTTATATGGTATGCAATGCTTAAAGCCAATAGTGTTAAAGGGATAGAGTTGGTAAAAGAAACAAAAGATTATACTACAAATACAACTTTAGAAGAAACATATAAGATGAGTTATAAGGAACTTAAGAAATATGATTTAGATATAAAGATAGAAACAACACCAAAATCTCCATTTGACAAGTATGCAATGGAAGTATCGTTAGAAAACTTATTAAATGCAGGACATATAAACTTTGAAGAATATGTAAATGCATTACCACAAGATTCAGCAATGCCAAGGGCAGAGTTAAAACAAATCTTAAAAGAAAGAGAAGAAAAAGAAAAAATCTTTAATGAAATAGAGAAAGCAGGAAATGTATTAAATAGTGCTATGCAACAAGTTATGGAGCAACAAGAAATGAATAACATAGAACAAACAGGAGTAACCCCAGAAGAGGCAAATATGGTAAATGTGAATCAATAAATAATAGTCAATTAATAGGCAGTTTTAAACTGTCTATTTTTTATGCAAGTTTAGTTTAACGGAAGAACAGCAGTCTCCAAAACTGTTAAGTAGTGGTTCGAATCCATTAACTTGAGCCAAGTCGACGGACTGTAAACGGGAGGTACATATACCAGAATAATCAAAAATATGAAAATTAATAGTCGACGGACTTTAAATGGGAGGTACATATGCCGGGAGGAAACGAAGATATGAACTTAGAGGAAGAAGTATTAGTAAATCATGAAGATACGTCAAATGTAGATGTCCAAAATGATAATGATACGCAAGAACCTAAGGAAGAAGAAAAAACTTACACACAAGAGGAAATTAACAAAATTATAAGTCAAACTAAAGCTAAATTAGAAAGAAAACATCGTAAAGAAGAGGAAAGCAAATTAAGTAAATCTAAACAATTAGAAAGAACTATAAGAGTTGGACTTGGATTAACTGACGAAGATGATGTTTTAAGTAAGGTTAAATCTTTTTATGAAGAACAAGGAATAGATATTCCAGACATTAGTACAGAAAGTAATCGAGATGCAGAAATCCTAGGTAAAGCAGATGCTAATGAGATTATAGAAATGTACGACGAGAAAGATATTGAATCTAGGGCAAATGAACTAGCAACAAAACAGAAAAGAGGAAAAACTACTGCACGTGAAAATGCAGAGTTTTTTAGGTTAGGGGAATACCTAACAAACAAATTAAAAGAAAAAGAATTAAAAGAAAGCGGAGTAGATACAAGTATTTTACAAAATAAGGAGTTTAAAGCTTTTGCTAATAATTTTAAAACCGGGACAAAAATAAGTGAAGTCTACAAGATGTGGAAGAAGTTAAATGGAGAAAAAGAAGAAGCACCAAATAAACCTGCATCTACAGGAAGTTCACAATCTACAGTACCAGACAACAAAGATAAAGAGTTTTATACCCCAGAAGAGGTAGATAAATTATCTAGCAAAGACTTAGATAATCCTACTATTTGGAAACGTGTAAGAGAAAGTATGAAACTTTGGAAATAAGAAAGGAGAAAAACATGAGTTACGCAAATTTTAAACCAACTGTATGGTCAAAATACATACAATTAGAATTACCAAAATTTACAGTATTTAAACAAGACTGTGACTATAAATTTGAAAGTGAGGCAGGACAAGGAAAAAGAGTTAAAATACAAAACTCTGGTAGACCAACTATTAAGAAATATATTCCTGGTAAAGATATAGATGCACCAGAAAATGTTGATGGAACATCATCATATTTAGATATTGATCAATTCGATTATTTTAATTATGGAATGGATAATATCGATAAGGCGCAAGCACAAGAAGGTGTAATGGAAGCATTACAAACAGAAACAACAAGAGCTTTAGCAGAACAAGAAGATATATTCTGTGCTACACAAATGGCAAAAAATGCAGGATATAAAACAGCGTCTACTAAAATAAGCGATGAAGCATCAGCTAAGAAAGCTGTTGACGATTTATTTGTTAAATTATGGAATAATGGAGTATCTACAAAAGATGATGTTACTATGTATTTAACACCATGGTTCTATATGTTATTCCAAAATAGATTAATAGAATTAAAAACTAATAATGATTCTTTAATCTCAAAAGGTGTATTAGGATTATATAACAATGCCAAAATCAAAATGACAAATAATGCTTATAACGATGGAACAGATGATTATATTATCTTAAAAACATCTAAAGCATATGCATATTGTAATGGTATTGATAAATTAAAACCATATGAACCAGAAAAAGGATTTGCAGAAGCAATAAAAGGATTAAATACATATGGTGGAAAAATGATAAGACCAAAAGAATGTGCGGTTTTAAAATGCCATCAATAAAATATAAGAAAGGAGAAAAGTAAATGGCAATAGCAGAAATTAAAAATGTTGAATTAGTTAGAAATGAAGCTAAAGAATTAGTAACAGCAGTTGCAGTTGATGCATCTGCTGGAGCTAAAGTAAATTATACTAATAAAAGTTGTGGAAAAATTTTACTATTATTAACAAATAGCAATTCAGCAACTAAAAAAGCTACTATATTGAAAGGAAATGCATTACAAGGAGTAGAAGATTTAGAAATATCTATTCCTACAAATAAGACATATGCAATAGTGGTGGAATCTGGAAAATTCATGAATGTATCTGGACCAAATAAAGGACATGTAATAATTAAGGGAGAAACAGCAGATATAAAAATACAAGCTGTAGAATTACCTTAATTTTAGAGGGATTTAGATTCCCTCTTTTTTATATCAAGTTAAAGGAATGGGCAGTTCGATTCTGCCAAACTTGGGAGGAATTAATATGACATATGGAGAATGTAAAAGACAAATACTAGCTTTAATAGAAGAGTATTCACCTAATGTAGATAATTATACAGAAGATGAAGATATTGCTATAAGAATGCCTTTTTTAATAGATTTAGCATATCAAGAATTAGCTCAGAACAAAAAAATAATTGCAACTAAAATATATCCAGAAATTGCAGATGAAAATAAATCAGATAGATTCACTGCATATATGTTGCCAAGCGATTTATATCAGGCTAAGAATATATATTTATTAGACAAAGATAATAAAAAAACAAATTCAAATTATTACTTGATGGGAAAAAATAAAATATATATCAATGATAAGAATCATGGTCAAACAGTATTAGAATATTATAAATATCCAACAGTAATTAATGAAAGAACAAAAGACAGTTTCTATTTAGAGATAGACCAAGACGTACAAAGTATTTTACCGTATAAAGTAGCAAACGACATATTAGTAACAGATCCATCAGCTAATTATACAGCTTTTGCAACAGAGTATCAAAGAAAATTACAATTGCTAGATACTAGAAAAAACATACCTAGTGTTAATTTAAAAGAATATGAGCCAGATGAAAACGAAGGAGAATTTGACATATAGGAGGAATTGTATGGCAACAGGAATAAAACGAATATATACAGACTTTAAAGGTGTTGACTTTCTGCAAGAAGCTAGTTTGGTTAATATAACTAGAAGTCCAGACGCTCTTAATGTTTGGAAAAATTATGAAGATACACAGGGGGCTTGTATAGAAACAAGACCAGGCTACAGAAAGTTGGCACAAATAGGTAAAGGACCAATATTAGGAATATATGTATATAGTAATTCAATAGCTATAATACATTCTGGAAATAAACTATATGAATGGAACAATTTTCCTAATTGTCCAGAAAATAGCAATATAAAAGAAATATATTCAGAAATGAATGATATAAAGTCTTATTATAATAAAATAGGTGAAAAGCTCTATATAAACGATGGAAAAACATATTTAGTATATTATTCTGGTAACTGTAAGAAAGTTATTGACGATGAACCATTTATTCCCACTACTACAATTAGTAGAACGGCAGGAAATATTGGAGGAGGAGAAGGCCTACAAGATATAAACATATTGACGTCTAAAAGAACAAATTCTTTTGTAGGTGATGGAAAGAATAAAATCTTTTACTTAGATGCAACAGAAATAGATTCTGAATTAGTGACAGCTATAGTAAATGATGTCGAGATGGAAGAAGAAACAAATTTTATAGTAGACAGAGTTGCAGGCAAAGTAACTTTTAAAGAGATACCACCAGAGCCTAATTTGAGAGGTCAAGACAATGTATTTATAACATTTTCTAAAACAATCGAAGGATATACAGATAGAATTAATAAATGTAAACAAGCGTTATTATTTGATAATAGATTATTTTTTACAGGTAATCCAGAATATCCTAATGCAGTATTTCATGCAGAATTAAATAATCCACAATATATATCAGATTTAAGTTACTATGAAGATGGTGCAGGCGATTCACAAATAACAGGAATGACAGTAGGGAATAATATCTTATGGATCTTTAAAAATCTAGACCAAAATAATGCAAATGTATTTTATCATGAACCAACTTTGGATACAGAAGCAGGAAAGATATATCCAAGTAAACAAGGAAATGTAAGCATAGGTTGCTATGCTGGAAGTGCTAATTTTCAAGATGATATTGTTTATCTTAGCAGATATGGATTAGAAGGTATAACAACGGAAAAAATCGATAGTAGACAAGTAATAGCACACAGAAGCACCTTAGTTGATGTTAAAATGACCAATGAAAATAACTACAAAGAAGCTTGTATGACTATTTGGAAAGGCTATTTATGTATATTAGTTGATGGAAGAATTTACCTGGCAGACAGTAGACAGAAATATGCTAATTTGAATAGTTTTGAATATGAATGGTTTTATTGGGATTTAAGTAGTGCTAAAGCTAACATATTAAAAGAATATGATGATATTTTATACATAGGAGCCAAAGATGGCTCTATTTTTATTGTTGATGGAACTAATGATAATGGAAATACGATAATTAGTTATTGGACTACTCCTATGGATAATTTTGGATATGATAATCAATTAAAAACTACAAATAAACGTGGAGGAATAACAAAAATAAAAACAATCCAAAATGGTAGAGTTAAATTAGCAAGAAGAACCGATAAGTCAGAAGATTATAAATATACAACAGAGAAATCTTCTAATGGATTTAGCTTTAAAAATATTAATTTTGCAAATTTTAGTTTTGTTACAACAAATAAATCATATATGATTTATAAAATTAAAGAGAAGAAGATAAACGAACTATCTCTTAAATTTTATAGTGATGAAAAAGACAAGCCATTTGGTCTGTATAGTGCAACTATAGAGGCATTTGTGGGTGGATATATAAAGAAATGAGGTGATAACTAGTGAGTTTACCAAAATGTACAGTACAAACTAATAATATTCAAAATTTACCAGATTCTCCAACGCAATCTCCACAAGAATTGAAAGAGATATTTGATAAAAGTGGAGAAGATATAAAGAATTATATAAATGAAGGATTAATACCAAAGATAGAGGAAGAAGAAGAGAATGGGCAAGAAGCTATAAAAAAATTGATAATCAAAACTTATAAATATAATGCGAAGGCATTGGCAGATATAGAAGAAACAGAAGATTATACAATACCATCTATATATAATGTTAATACGCATGGACTTGATGTGTATTATGAAGGAAATCTGTTAGCTTTAAATGAACATTATACAGAAAGAGGTACAGGAAAAAGCGATAAGATAAGATTTAACTTTAAAGTACCAAAAGATAGTGTATTAACATTTGTAATAAGAAAATAAGTAGAAAGTAGGTGAAGAATGTGGCAAGCGGATATGAAGACATAGATAGTTTAGTAAATCAGCAAAATAATCTATTGCAACAGCAAGAACAAAAACAAAACGAAATAATTAATCAACAAACTCAAATGCAAGTTGACGAATTAAATAGAGAAAAAGAAAAATTAGATAGAGAAACAAGCAAAACAACACAAGGGTTATATTCTAATTACCAAAAACAAGCAAATCAATATGGAGCCGGAATGGAACAACTTGCAATGCAAGGTTTAGGAAACTCAGGATATGCAGAAACAACGAGAACATCTTTATATAATGCATATCAAAAGAGTGTTACAGATACGTTAAATAAGTCTAATGAGTTGCAAGCAGACTATAACTTAAAAATACAACAGGCGCGTCAAAATGGAAGCATTCAGCAAGCACAAAGTGCACTTGAATTATATGCACAAAAAATGCAGTTGCTAACACAAAACTATCAATTAAGACAGAACAGAGAACAATACTTATATCAACAACAAAGAGACAAAATATCAGACCAACAATGGCAAAAATCATTTGATGAGCAAGTACGACAAAGAGAATTAGAAAATCAATGGAAACAAAAACAATGGGATTATCAACAACAAAGAGATAAAGTAGCAGATTCACAATGGCAACAACAATTTAATCTTCAAAAAAAAAATCTAGCTAGAAGTTCTTCACGTAGCAAATCGGGGAGTGGATTAAAAGTAAATATGGAAAATAATAGTAAAGAAAATAATTCTGTACCAAGCTATCAAGAAATTATAGAGAATATGAAGGTAACCCAAGGAATAGGACCAAGTAAATTTATAGATGGATTAACAAAAAAAGTATATAACAGTGGAGAAGAATTGCTAGCATCATATGGATATAAGGCTGAAAAATAAGGAGGAATAGTAATGCCCATAACTCGTTTTAAAGATGAAAAAGAAAGAGAAGAATATTTGAAAAAAATTAGAGAAGAACAACAAAGTAATCTAAACAAATATTTTAAACAAACAGGATTGGAAAATGCATATAGTGGTAATTATACTAATTCACATGATGGATTTAATACAGCTGGTATGAATGACTTCGCGGTAAAGCCTTCCGTGTGGGAACAAGTGAAAACGACTGCAAGTAATATGCTAGGCAATGTAGGATATGGAATTGGAAATGGATTAATAGGATTTACTCAAAATGAAATGAGAAATCAAACTAGTTTTAAAACTCTAAAATCCTTAGGTGATACAATGTTAAATAATACATTGTTAGGATTACCAAAGGGACTAGGAAATTTAGGAAAATCCATAGATGCCACATTGAAGAAAAATGAAAATTATCAAAATGCCAAAAATATCCTAAATACAACAATAGAAAATAATAAGAATGCTATTATCAATCCAATAAATGAAAAATTACAAAAACAAGAAGATATAAATAATGAAAGAATAAGACAAAATACAATAGAAACAACAAATCCAATAGGAAGAAAGTTAGTAGAATTAGCTCCGTCAATTGGGCAAATGCTTCCATCAGCAATACCTGGAGCTGGAACATTATATTCAGTTGGCTCTGCTACAGATAGCTATTATGATGAAGCTAAAGCTAGAGGTATGAATGAAGAACAAGCTAGTACATATAGTCAACTTATGGGTGTGGTAGAAGGTTTAACAGAGCAAATTGGAGTCGGAAGATTTGTTAAAGGTGGAAAAGTTGCTAAGAGTAGTATGAGTAAAGCCTTCAGAGAGTTGGGAATAGGTATGACTGATAATTTTATACAAGAAGGAATAATTGAACCAATATCAGAATTAACTACTAAAGTGACAGCTGGTGACGAGTTCTTAAAACACGACTATAGAACAATAGAAGGGTGGAAAGAGTTAGGTTCAGATATGCTTAATTCAGCTATAGATGGTGCTTTAGTTGGAGGAATAGTAGGTAGTGCTTCTTTGGGGATTGGTAAAGCAAGTAATCTTGTTGATAAAATGAAAAAAGGCTATATTCCAACTTCAAGTGACGTACGAGAAACATTTAATGAAGCAAGAAAAAATGGTGTTGATGTAGATGGAATTATTCAAGAAGAATTAAAAAGCAGAATATCCCAACCAACAGAAAATACTAGACAAAATAAAAATCAAGTAGTAACTTCACAACAAGATATAGCTAATAAAATAAATGAAATAGTAAAAAATGATAAATATTTATCACCAGAAGATAAACAATCCATGATTTATGCTACAAATGATTTAGCATCAAAAAATCAATTAGATAATAATAATACATTAGATGCAATTAATCAAATTAAACAAATGTCACAATTATCACAAGAAAATAGCGACAAATTAGATATTGGTAAGAAATATTTATCTGGAAGAAAAGAGATATATAATAAGTATAGAAATATAACTAATTATGATAATGTCATTGTAGAGCAAGCAAAAGAAGTTATAGCTCCAAATAAACAAGGAAAAAGAACTAAAGACCAATGGTTAGATGTGGCTAAATATATAGGAACTAATATAGCAAATAGACCAAATTCAGAGATACAGAGAATTGCATATAAAAGTTGGCAAGAAGAAACTCCAAATAATACAGGAACATTAAACAGACAAGGACAGAAATATGTAAAATTTATGCCAGATGATTGGATAGATACTATATATGATTCTGTAGAAAAACAAAGACAAAAGAGTGGTTATGTTGCAAAGAATGATACAATTAATGCTTTAGATAACTTATATAAAGAATATATGAACAATCAAACAGCTCAAAATAACATTGATACATCATCTATGAATTTAATAGATAGTGCAAAAGCATATAATCTAAATGGCAATGACGAAACAATACAAAGTATAAATCAAAAATTACATGATAGAGGAATAACAAGTAGATTTGATGAAAATTTATTTAAAGATGCAAATGGAAAAGTTAGAACAGATGTTAATGCTTTATGGAGGAATACTATAGATGAAAAAGGAAATACGCAAAGAGAAGTGATATTTAATCCTAAAGCAGATACCAACAAAACACTGCAACAAGTATCTATACATGAAATGTTACATGATATGACTGGAACTAAAGAATTTGACGACTTGTCAAAATTAATATTAGATAAAAATAGTACCAGAGAAGGATACAGTGATGCAAGAAGTAATCTAGAAGAAATGTATTCACAAGTATATGATAAAAACAGCAAAGATCTTAAAAAATTAGTAGATGAAGAAGAAGTTGCAGATACATTAGCACAAAAGCTAGGAGACCAAGAATTTATTAATTCTTTAAATAAAGAAAAACCTAATGTATTTAAAAGAATATATGATTGGGTAGTAGATAAATTAAATAAATTCACAGGCAGTAAAAATGAAAAGATTTATTGGGAAGATGTAAAAAATAAATTTGAAAATGCTTATAGGCAAGATTATCAAATAGAGAATAAAACAAATGCAAAATATTCTGTAGGGGGAAAAGAAGGACTAAAAAATATTACGGATTCTAGCAGAAGGAAGGAAGGCCTTAAAAGTTATAATCTAGCTAAAAAAATGGCTAAAGAAGGAAAGAATAATAATGAAATATTTGCTAAAACTGGATGGTTTAGAGATAAAGTAACAGGTAAAATGAAATTCAATTTTTCTGATAAATATATGGATATAATTCCTAAAAAATATGAAATTGGAAAAGAATATACTTTAAAGGAAATATTGAAACATGATACATTATTTGAAATGTATCCACAATTAGAGGAATATAAAGTTATCATAATGGATTTGAATGTTAATAAGGAGAAAAAAACAATTAAAGGTTCTTATAATAGGTATGATGATATAATAAGGCTTGATCATAGAATATTTAATGAAAAGATTGATGTTGAAGGAACGTTAATTCATGAAATACAGCATGCAATACAAAAAATAGAGAATTTTTCAAGAGGAGCATCAAAAATATGGGGCGAAAAATTTTACAAAAATAGTCCTGGGGAGATAGAAGCTAGAGATACCAGAAATAGATTAATTGAAGAAAAATATGATGGAAAAGATTTAAGTGATGTTATGCCTGAGTCTGGAAAAATTGCAGTATCTATACTTGATAAAATGAAAATTGGCTTATATAATTATATTAGTGATAAAAAAAGAAATAAAAAAGGCGGAATAAAAAATGATGAAGTTATATCAGAAAATGAAGGAAAAAATACACAATATAATAGTAAAAATAACAACTTGGTATTGGGCGGAATAAATAAAAATTCTATAAATACACAAGGAGCATGGCAATCATTCCTAGACAATCAAATAGGACCAACAGGAAAAGGTAAAACAGTTCATGAATTAAGATTACCAACAAAAGAAAACTGGGATATAGTTAAAAGTCAAAATAAAATAAATCAAAACAATGAAGAAAGACTAAAAGACATAGGGATAACAGAAAATAATGACCTAATAACCAATAGTAATGATGAAGATGTAGGAGAAGAAAAAATAGCTCAAATTTTAGAAAAAATGCCATCAAAAGAAAAAGAAAAAAACAGAGCATTAGCTATATTTAAAGCTAATGTTTTCGACAAAGGGATTGTATTTGAAGAATTATCAAGAAAAACTAAAAATCGAGAGTTACAAGGAAAATGGGATTATACTTTAACTGCTAGCGCTAGAGGTCAAAATGCAATTGGTATGCCTAGATATGAATTTGATAGCAAAACAAAAACACAAAAGTTAATAAGTAAAAGTTTAGAGAGTATAAGAGAAGAAGTTGGAAAGAATGCTGTAGATTTTAATAAATATATGTATCATCAATTAAACATAGATAGAATGACTTTAGAAGAAAGGTTTGGCGGAGATACAGGTATAAATTATGAAAGAAAAAACAAAATAGAAAACAAACCTGTTTTCGGAAAAATAGTAACTGCTAAAGTATCTCAAGATATAGTAAATAAATATGAAGAAAATTATCCTGAGTTTAAAAAGTGGGCAAAAGATGTTTATGATTTTTTAGATGCAAATACTCAAGAATTAGTTAAAACAGGAGTAATATCAGAAGATACTAGACAATTATTTAAAGAAATGTATCCACATTATGTTCCTATATCAAGAGTGGATAATAAAGGAAATACAATAGCAGTACCATTAGATACAAGACGTACAGGAGTAAACAGCCCAATAAAAAGGGCTAAAGGTGGAAATTCAGATATTAAACCTTTATTTGAAACTATAGCTGATAGAACATTACAAACATATAGAGCAAGTGCAAGAAATAATTTTGGTGTTGAACTTTTAAATACATTACAAACAGTTCAAAATGCAGAGGGAATAGATATAGATAATATTGTAGAAGAGATCACAAATTCAGAAAATGGAAATTTATTAAAAAAAGGAAAAGGTACTGAACCACCAAGTTTTACTGTTTTCATAAATGGAGAAAAGGTTACTTTTGAAATAACTAAAGATATGTATGATGCATTAAAACCGATAAGTGAAGGATTATCATATAGAAATAAAACATTAAATAAAATAAGTAATTTTAGAAGAGGAGTTTTAACAGAATATAATCCAGTCTTTATGATAACAAATTCATTAAAAGATATTCAAGATGTAGTTGTAAATTCCCAACATACTGCAAAAACAATTTCTAAATTACCAGAAGCATATAGCCAAATAATAGATAAAGGATATTGGTATAATGAATATATACAAAATGGTGGAGAACAAAATAGTTATTTTAATGCCAATGATGGGTCGTTTGAAAATGACAAGAAAGTTAGTATAGGAAAAAACGTAGCAACAATGCCACTTAGAGCAATTAGTAAAGTAAACAACATAATAGAAATGTCACCAAGATTAGCAGAATATATTGCTAGTAGAGAAAAAGGAAGAAGCATAGAAACATCTATGTTAGATGCATCAAGAGTAACTACAAACTTTAAAGCAGGAGGAAATGTTACTAAGTTTCTAAATAGGAATGGAGCAACATTCCTAAATGCTTCTGTTCAAGGAGCAATGCAACAGGTAAGAAATATTCAAGAAGCCAAAATAAAAGGTATAAAAGGATGGACTGCTTTAGCTTGCAAATATGCTATTGCAGGTTTACCAGTTATATTATTAAATAACATTTTATGGAAGGACGATAAAGACTATCAAGAATTACAAGATTATGTTAAAGATAATTATTATTGTATAGCTAAATATGGTGATGGTAAATTTATACGAATACCAAAAGGAAGAACTACAGCCACTATTCAAAAAATAGTTTCAAATACCAGTGAATATTTAACAGAAGACAAACAAATAAATATAGACAATTTATCTAAAGACTTTTGGGAAGATTTACAATTTACTATGGATAATTTAGCACCTAATAATCCATTAGATAATAATATTATATCTCCAATTATACAAGCAGTAACAAATACAAGTTGGTATGGAGAAGATATTGTTCCAAGTAGATTACAAAATAAACCTGTGGTAGAACAATATGACGAATCTACAGATAAATTAAGTAAATGGTTAGGCGAAAAGTTAAATGTTAGTCCATATAAAATTAATTACTTATTAGATCAATACGGAGGTGGTATTAGTGATGTAGTATTACCAATGTTAACACCTCAAGCCGAAAATAATATTATAGAAGATAAATTTACAACAGATTCAGTAATGAAGAGTAAATATCCTGGTGAATTTTTTGAGAAAAACGAGAAATTAAATATTTTAGCTAATAGTGATAAAGCAAGTGACTTAGACAAAATTAAAAATAAATACATGGAAAATATCTCTGGAGAAATGAATAAATTGTATCAACAAAAAAGAAAAATTGAAAACTCAGATTTGGAAGACGAAACAAAGAAAGAACAACTTAAAGTAGTACAAAAAGAAATAAATGATTTAGCTAAAAAAGGAGTAGAAGAAGTAGAATTTGCTAAAGTAAAAGGTTTAACAGCAGAAGCAGGAGAAGAAAAATATTATAAATATCATGGTGAATGGACAAAGCTTGATGATGACGAAAAAGAAAAAACACAAAATATGTCTTTAGAGTCATATGCAGATTTTAAAAACAAAATATATGATGAAACTCAAAGGCAAAAAGACTCCGGTGAACTAGAAGAAGATAAACAATTAAAAAATACTACGAAATCTAAGATATTATTAGATTCTAAATATTCAGATAAAGATAAATTAGAACTGTATAAGAATTATATATCCAGTACAGACAAAAAGGTATCAGTAGCAGTTGAAAAGTTAGGAATGCCTATAAATGTATATCTAGATTATAAAAGCAATAAGTTTGAAAATGATAAAGACGAAGATGGCGAAACAATTAGTGG